TACTACCTTGTTTGAAATTGCAGCCTGTATAATGTCTGCATGTAAATTAGGTGTAAACTTTCCACCAGCGGCGCCATTTAGTGTTGCAAGTGTTGCTGCTATACCTTTGCTTTTTCTAACAGATCTGCCACCGTAGGGCAAATTAGGAATAGCATAACTAATATGTATCCATACTGTTTTACTCGGAAGGTATTCTAATAATAATTGATCGTAGGGTATATTCTTACTGATCCACACAGCTATATTGTAGTAGTCGTGTGCGGAAACTCCTCGAAATTGTAGGTCGCAGGCCTGCCCCGTATTGTGTTGACTAGAAGATGTGAGTCCCTGACGATAACTATTTGTAATTAGTGCATCTGGATATTTTGCTTTAATCGGTTCTATAACGTTGAGCGCTAATGCTGCAAGATTATTAACCACAGCATTTGCATTAGGAACAGACGAACTGTGTTCGTTTAATTGCGCTAGTGTTCTAGGAAAAGTAACGTTTTTAATCAATTGCGCTAGTGTAGTGCCATTGGGAGTTAGCACAGTTTCAAATGTTATTCCGCTGATCACCGTGTTGTTTTCTCTTCCGGCTATGACTGTTCCGGGTTTTACGCCTTCAGTTTGAGGAGTAGGAGTAGTAGTTATTGTTCGGTGTTCATTAGGAGTGATACGTCCTTCTGCTAGGAACCTATCCGCTTGCACCTTGCCTTCAGTGTTGGCATCGTCACCTTCTACGTTCTGTACTGCCGATGTAACCGTCACTCTAGGCACAGTGGGAGCTGAAAAACTGCCTAATGTAGTTGCAGCATTGTACAAGGCAATTACTACACCATTTGCGTAGACATTACCTGAATCATATGCAGGCTCTACTCTACCATTTCCGTCCCATCTCAACCCTGTTATTGCTGTATGAGGGTGCGTGTGTGGAACGGGAACACGATCGCCGCTGGGGCTGTTGCCAGCGGCAGGTGTTGGCGATACAGTAGGATTGGTCATACTAGTATTTAACTCAGCGCAATCCCAGTAGTAGTTTGTAAGTATTGATTAGCAAACACTTTGTCTGATGCTACTACCACTGTTACTGTAGTTTTTAACAGGGGAATTGTTCGATCTGGACTAACTGTGAACAAGTAAGGCATAAGTCCTGGACCTTTCTCTCCCATTCCGATTACCATTGGTTTTGTTAACTTGTAATGAGTAGCAGTTTCTTCGTCTAATCGTGCAACAAGCTCTTCGCCTGATGTTAATTTAAGAGTTATCACTTCGCCTGTGCTTAGGCCCTTGTCAATGATCATAGTGAGTATCCGGTTCCGTTAAAATTTGTTTCTTCGATGTATTTTTTTAGTTCTGTGAATCCGCCAATGCTTTTACCATTGATGATAATCTGTGGTACAGTTCGTGCAGTAGGCACAGCTTCTAACAATTCTTCTTTAGTGTAACCGTCACCGATTTTATTTTCTTTAAACTTAATGCCGCGGCTTCCTAACAGTGCTTTGGTTTGATCACAATAGGAGCAGTGGTACTTGCTCCATACGATTACTTCTGACATATTTTTCCTTTAGTTTGAATAAATTACAGCGCCCTTCTTATCTGTAACACGGACCATTAACACACCTTTGTTTTTATAACTAAGTGCTGCTGACATTGCTGACTGCTCGCTGCCGTATGATCCTATAGTTGTCCAAGATTCGTAGGGGTTGTTTCTTTTGAATTGTGCTTTATACATAATATATTATATAGCTGGCAATTCATCATAGTCAAGATTTTCACTCATGACACCAATCACATAATTTGTGCTTTCTGTTTCTTGTAGCGCTGACTGTTTGTTTGATGTGTTGACATGCTTGTTGAACCAGGGAATAGGAGTGCTTTTAGGAGCACTGGCTCGATACTTAATGCCAATTTGTTTCAGTGCGTCTACAGCAGTATAGTCTACAAAGTCTTTGAGAATGTTGGCATTGAGTCCAATCACTGGTCCTTTCTTGAACAGATAGTCAGCCCATGCTTTTTCTTCGCGAATTACATCCATGTACAAGGCATACACTTCTTCTTCACATTCTTTTTTGGCTTCCACAAAACGATTGTCTTCTTTGATCACCTGATTAATCATATAGGCAGTCCAGCCTTTGTGCAGCAACTCATCTTGCAGAATTAGACTAATAATGTTGCCGTTGCCAATGAAGATCTTGTTCTCTACCATTGCTAGACTAGTAGCAAACGATACCATAAAGCGGAATGCTTCTAGAGCATATGATGCATGCAAGGCCATCCAAATAGCACGGATGTGTTCTTTCTCAGGAATAACTTCTCCGAGTTCCTTGCGGCAGTTGATAACGTGCAGTTTGTCATAGTAGTTGCCTACACTTGATGCCATTCCTATAATTTCTTCAGTCTCATGAATTGTATTAAACACTTCTTTAGGTACATTATAGATATTACGGATGATATGGCTATAGCTACGGCTGTGGATGTTGGTCTCGAACATCGACCATATTAATACCAAGGCTTCAAGTTCGGGTAAACTGACGACCGGACTGAATACTTGCACAGGTCCACGTCCTTGTAGACTATCCAATGCGGTTTGTCTTAACACATTACTAGTAAAGATATGTTTCACAGCATCACTAGCATCTTTGAAGTCGTTAGCATCTTTAGACAGCGACACTTCCTCTGGGACCCAGAAAAAGCCGCGTTGAGTCTGTTCGAAGTCTGCTAATTTTTTATATTTCACCTCTTCAAACCTCTGTATCGTAACCGGGCCGGCAGGGTCCAGAAACATCTTACGTTGAATATAATCAGTAGGGGTGGATAAATCGTATTGTTGTTTTGACATGTGTTTTCTCTTTTATTATTGTAAAGGATTGTTCCAGATATTTCTATTGTTATTTACTCTGGTCTTTAACAGTCTCCAAGTTTTTTCCTGGGCTGTTTCAGTCCATTTGAAGTATAGACTAGTTAACGGCGGTCGACCTGTACTTGTGTCATATAGTTCTTGGTGCTGGAAGTAGTATTTAAGCCAAATTAACTTTTTACTAGTTACTCTGACGGGGCACCACGCAAACCGCTTAATTTCCATTGCGTAGGATAGCGATCATACGGGTAGCCAGTGCTTTAAACCACGCTTCATCATGACCACGGGTAGTTTCAGCAGCAACTCCAATACGTACACCGGACGTTTCAACAAAGCTGCGTGTTTCGCCTGGCACACCATTTTTGTTTACTGTGATGCCGTGTTCTTCAAGCAGATCAGCATATTGTCTACCACTTAGTTGTTCCTTACGCAAGTCTACAGTAAACATATGGCATTGTGTTCCGCCACTAACAACGTCAACGCCGGCATCTAAAAATGTCTGCACCATGGCATGTGCGTTGATGCGAATACGTTTGGCATACAACTTAAACTCTGGTTGTAGTGCTTCATAGAAACACTGTGCCTTAGCCGCAATAATGTGCATGAGTGGACCACCTTGTGTGCCCGGAAATACTGCCGAGTTCAGCTTACGACTGTAATCTAGATCATTCCAAAGTATGATACCTCCACGCGGCCCACGTAGACCTTTGTGTGTTGTACTAGTTACCACATCTGCATAAGGGAACGGACTAGGATATTCGCCGCCGGCTACAAGTCCCGAATAGTGTGCCATGTCTACCAACAAGATAGCATCCACTGAGTCAGCAATCTCTCTAAATCTAGCCCAATCAATCACTTGACTGTAGGCACTGGCACCTGCAATCACCATCTTGGGTCTAAGAAAGTATACCAACTCCTGTACAGCATCATAGTCGATAAAGCCCTTGCTGTTGACGCCGTAGCTGTGTGATTCAAACCAAGCACCCGACACATTGACACTGGCACCGTGGCTCAAGTGCCCGCCTGATGCTAGATCCATACCGACTATGACATCACCAGGTTTCAAAAATGCTTTGAACACTGCTAGATTGGCATTGGCACCTGAGTGTGGTTGTACATTGGCATAGCGGCAGTTGAACAATTGGGTAGCATATTCAATAGCCAAACGTTCGATATCATCTACATGCTCGCATCCATTGTAGTAGCGTTTACCAGGCAGGCCTTCCGCATACTTGTTGGTCAACACACTGCCGCACATATCCATTACAGCTTGGCTAGTAAAGTTCTCACTAGCAATTAGCTCAATGGTATCTTCTTGTCTCATGCTTTCTCTTTCGAGAAATTGTTGTATTTTTATATCTATCATCATGTTCATGCTAGTGAGAGGCCCATTGTATAGTGCTAATATCAACGCCGTCTAGATGCATATCCCACAAGGGAGACAGTTCTCGCAATTTAGCAATTTTTTGTTTGACCAAATCAATAGTAAAATCCACTTCAGATTCAGTAGTGTATCGGCCCAGTGTAAATCGTATACTGCTGTGTGCCAGTTCATCGTTGCGTCCCAGTGCTCGCAATACATAGCTGGGTTCCAAACTGGCAGAAGTACACGCTGAACCCGAACTCACTGCTAGATCCTTCAGGGCCATGATCATGCTTTCACCTTCAACATAATTGAAACTGATGTTGAGGTTATGCGGCACACGCTGAGTCATGTCACCGTTGATATACACTTCTTCAATGTCTTGTAAACCAGCCAACAGGCGATCACGTAGACCACGAATTCTGGCAGTTTCTTCTGCTATTTCCTCACGAGCAATTCTAAATGCTTCGCCCATGCCCACACACTGATGCACTGCCAGTGTACCACTTCGCATGCCTCGCTCATGCCCGCCGCCATGCATCTGTGATTCGATACGTACTCTGGGCTTGCGACTCACATACAAGGCTCCCACTCCCTTGGGTCCGTAGGTCTTGTGGGCGCATAGGCTCATTAAATCTACCTTCAATGCAACTACATCAATCTCCACTTTGCCTGTGGCCTGTGCTGCATCCACGTGTAGTAAAATTCCACG